ATTAAGGTAAAGGGACAACTTTTGTTTTATTTGCTGATTCATAGTCTTTCCATATTTAATAATAATATTAACATTTGCTGATTCATGGTCTTTCCATATTTAATAATAATATTGATAATCAACTATTGATTATTATATTTTTACAATTATTGAAATAATTATAATTAAATTATATTTTCTTTTCTACATTGTAATGTAACCATTTATGATTGTATAATTCATTAACATCCATCATATTAATTAATTGATTATAATTGTCAATTATTTCTGATTCTGCTATATTAACCATTGCTGCATGTGATTGTATTAAGGCCGGTTGATCATACCAATTAACAGGTTCTATAGACCAATTATGTTTAATTATAAGATCATCTACTTCTTTAGTTTTTCCAAGCATACAAGCATAAGATTGATTTCTCATTGTTAGATTTTCATCATTCAATTCACTTTCACCATTAGGCACTTCAAATTTATTTTTAAGTCTTATTATGTTTGGTCCCATATTTAATGTTCCCATATGATTTTTATACATTATCATATTACAAAAATTTGCTCCATATTCATTTATACTATTTTCACTTTGCATATTAAACTTAACAGCTATATTTGTTGTTAATTCATCCAAGCCAATTGGTTTTTTTTTAAAATTAGTTGCATTATCATCACCTAATAAAATCATTACATTCAAATTATCAAGATTTTTTGATATTATTTCAGCATGTGCTTGCATATTAGTTATTACATTACCTATTGCTGTTGTGGCTTGTCCAGTTGTTCTCATACTATGACACCATCCTGTGGCATGTGATGATCTAAATTTCCAATCACCATGCATATTTTTCCATGAATTCAATATGTCTTTACTTACTCCTAAATACTCATAGATTAATAATTCAACATTAATTATGTTTTCATCTGTTTGTCTATCTTGTTTTTTTAAATCACTTTCAAAATAAATGTCTCCTGCATTAAATGTACTTAATATTTCTGATAATTCTTTTGGTGTGTAACCATCAGCATATATTATGTTATGTCTTAATATAGTTTTTAATCTTTTCTTTGCTTCCATAAATATTGGGCTATAGATAGCTGCAATATAATAAGATTGCCAAGCAATTATTCTTGGTTCTTGATCTTCTAAATTAAATATTTCTTTACCTGGTTTGTATAATGTTTCTAATTTTAAATGTATATTAATTTGATTTAAATCTTTTTTAATTGTGCCATTTTCTAAAAAAAACAATAATTCTTCTAACACTTTATCAGCATTATGATGTTTTGATATCCATTCAATTGTTTTATTTGCATCAAATGTTATTGGATCATTTTGATATGCATTTGCTATATCATCACAATTTGGTTTAAAATAAGCAGACTTCATTAGTATAAATGTATCAATTGGTTTAGGAATTTGTAGTCTTACATTTGCTACTGAATAAATTTTGTCTGTTATAACATTATGTTCTTTATATATTAATTTAGTCACTACTGGTCTTGATATATTTGGATATTGTGTCATAGATGTTTTGGATGTTAATATTAATTTTCCAGGTTTTTCTCTTGATTTAATAATACCTTTACCGGTCATTGTTGTTTTTGTTATTACATCACTCATATCATAATTATCCCAGAATAATAATGATTGTAATCCTAATTCTTCAATTAATTGGGTATCCCCTTGTTTAAGTGTGATAGAAAAGAAATCAGGACTAATTAAATACATTGTTTCTGTATTTAATATTATAGTTTCACTATAATCATTTGTTTTAATTAATTGTGTCATGTAATTAAAATTATATAAATGCATAAAACTTAAATCAAAATTAATTTCTTTCATATATACCAATTTTGGAGATTCCATATTATTTTTTGGATTCCACCAATCTTTGTGTTTTTCAAAACCTACTGGCAATGTTACAATATCAATTGGTTTGCCTTTACCTGTTATTTTTAATTTACTTTTATAAATATCTAACTTTTCGTTTATTATATATGTATGTTTAGTTGAACTTATTATTACTGGTTCATTATTTGATATGATTGATACTAATAATATTTTATTTATTAATTGTGTAGGTACATCTATAATTGACTGAACTAATTCAAATGTACTATCATAAAGTAATTTTGATTTAATTATATTGTATTCAGTAGTTAATTCTAATATATTATCTGGTTCTTTGGTTCTAGCTAACATTTGTGCACCTGATTTTGATGTTATAGTTGTATAATCTTTAATTAAATTTAAATCTTGTCCATCATAATACATTGTTGTTCCATTACTTTCTAGTCCATAATATGTTGATTCCATATAGCAATCTATAGCATCTTTAAATTCTATCACATATTTTAAAGATCCATTTAATATTATTTGTCTTTTTGTGGATAAATTTTGTGTTTTAATTAAATTCAAAAAATCAATTTTATCATTTGGTGGTATTCCTATTATTACAATTAATTGTCCAATTTCTATTTTATTTTTAAAGTAATTGAAATTTAAATTATGATGTGATCTATTATCATAATTCATTATATACAATTTACCAACAGATGATTCATTTATTATATTTAATGTCATTGAATAATTTCTTTTAAACAGGTTAATTTCACTATTATTCAATGCATAACTTGATCTTTCTTGTTGAATTATTAATTTTTTTGTTATTTTTTTTAAAGATTGACTATACAATTTAGTTTTCATATTTATGAGCATGTTAAATTGTGGTATTGTATTTGTGAACATGTTGTTTGAAAAATTTGTAGATTCTTCTGTATTAAATATTGCAAATAATAATCTAGTTGATGTCTCATCTGATATTATGTGTAACCATCCAAAAGCATAATTTAATTCAGTTACTATAATACATAATGTTGTACCATTAGTCATTTGTTTGTCAAATATTTCACAAGTATAACAATTTGTTTTATTATTTTCAATTAAATACATTTCATTGTATATAAAATCAAATTTTGTTAACCATTCTCTATTTAATTGATTTAATTTTAATTTACTTATTATTTCCGTTATGTTATAAGCTTTATCTAGAGTGGTTATTGCTTTATCAATTTTTAAATTTGTTAAGTTATTTTTAATTTCATTGAATTCATTATTTAATTTTTTTGTTTTTACATTGTAAAATTTTTTGTAATAATTTTTAATAACTACTTTTAGAACAACACAATGTTTAATAGATTTATTAATTGTTATTCCAAAACATACACAATCATATAAGTTGAGTTTATTAGTTGTTGAAAAATTGTAATATAATGTACCATTACTTAATTCAATCTCATCTGATTTTCCTTGACTTATATCTATTAATATTAAATTCAATTTATATTTAAACATTATACTTATAATGTCAATTTTTTGATAACCTATGTTATTTTCTTCTATTTGTTTATTTAATACATATTCAAAACACTGATTAACACAATTTAAATTTGTGTTAGGATTAAATACAACGTTTAATAAATCACATTCAATTCTATATTCACCATATTCTTCAATTGGTTTAACTAAGTCATCAACTTCATTAATCCAAGTTGAATTATTATAGATTTCAACTACTGATCTATATATTTCATCATGATTATAATTAAGTCTATACGTTTTCTTTTCTAATATTATTGATTTGTTAATTAATTCAATTATAGTTTTATATTCTGTGTTTCTTTCAATATTATTTGCAATTTCTGCATTATTACAATAATGTTCCACATTTGAAATTACTTTATCAATTAAATTATCTGCATTTGTGGCATTTGTATCATAATAATTAAAAGTTGAACCTAAACCCATTCCTAATGATTCTATTACCTCAATCCATGTTGGATGATCCCCAAACATTGGTGTACTTATTAGTGCCATTTTTGAATACACACATTCACTAAATACTCCAGCTCCTCCATGATTAATTACAAATTTAAAATATTTGAATAATGCTTTGTAATTAAACCCAGTTAATATCCATAAATTTTGTTTCTCATAATAACCTGTTTTAAATAATCCCATAAATCCTTTGATTTTAAATATTTCCTTAACTCCTACTAAATTAACTACAACTCCCCAATTTCTCTTAATCAAAGCCGAAGCAAAATATTCAACTATTGTTAAATTATGTTCACCAGATACTGATCCATATGATATACAACCCCAATTTTTTTTATTACAAAATTTGAAAAATTCAATCATTTCTTGATCATGTAATCCTACATAATTTGTTTTTGTTGTTAAGGGTCCTATACATCTTGATTTATCATATTTTTTTTGCATGTATTTTGGTAATAAATCAATATTAAATGCTATTATTTGTTTAGTCATATCATTTCTAGTATCTTTAGTTGTTGGTAAATTAAAATGTTTGGAATATTTCATAGCTTGTGCTGTAATTATTTCTTGAGATAATTTAACTAAAAAACAATTAAACATACTAATTGGTGTCATTTTTAAATGTAACCATGGATATGGTCTTACCCAATAAATATCACAACCATATAATGCTGATAATCTTTCTACACCTGGTGTTATTGCTCCAGATATCATTAAATCAACGTTTTCTTCTGGATAAGTTTGTAATATTGAATGCATTATTAATTGAAAATAAGCTTCAACTATGTTTGGTCCAATATTATAACCTGCTTGTGGACAGAATAATCTTAAACATATTTCTAATTGTATTCTTATACTCATACTAATAGGATGGAATCCCATGTAAATTGGAACTAAATCTCTATGATCATAATGTGTCATTACAGTTACATTACAATCATGGTGTGTTAATGTCTCTGCTATATGTATTAATGGTAGTATATCACCAGTTGACCCTAGTGTACAAATTAAAACATGATATTTAAGATTTCTTCTCACTTTTCTTGTTAACATTTCATGTGAATTTAATGGTTTAAACAATGGTTCATTTATATTAATTGCTGTTCTAATCATTGTTGCCCATTGATATATTATATTATTGTCATCTTCAATATTTAAATCATTTATATTATTATTATCTTGATTAATAATATCCCTTGCATCATGTTCAGTAATTATTGCATTATTTAATTTGAGATCATTGTTTTTGTAATTTACATCATTTATTTCATTATCTATTAATTCTATTTTTCCCTTTTCATTTACTGATTCTGAATTAATGGAATTGTTATCAATTGTTTCTACATTTAAACAATTAATTGTGTCTAAATCTTGTTTTGATTCTGATTTAAATGATTTTCTTATATTTTTAATTTTTTTAACTAAATTTTGTTTTGTTCTACTTGATAGTACATACTTATCAAAAAAACCTACTTGTTTTTTTTCTGTTACTATATTTTTGATGGTTGTATTAATTACGGGTTCTTCATCTGAATCATATTCAATGCCAACTGTATTATATTCATAATCATCATATAATTTTTCAAAATCATATTCTTCATATAAATAATTATTAATTTTTCCATCAGTTATATCTAAAGTTTTAATTTCATCTTCAATTTGATATAAATTAATAAAATCATTGCTATAATCAATATCATAATTATTATTTATAATTTTTGTTGATTTATTTTTATTTTCTATTCTTGATTGATTTGTTTTTTTTTCCTTTCTTTTTCTATTTGTTTCTTTAGATTCAATTGTCTTACTTTGATCGTCAATATTATTATCACTATCATAATCATGTTCTTCAAAAAATAATTTGTGATTGTTATTAAATTTTCTCGGTTTTTTATTATTTTTGCTAAAATGAATTAATTTTCCTTGTTTTGGATTTAATGTAAAAATATTTTTCCTGTCTAATAATGTCCATTCTTCAAATTCTTTACCTGTATAACTTTTAATTTGATTTTTGAGTATGTTCAAAAATTCATTATTATTTATAATTGCTTCAAATGAACTAGCTACAAATAAGCCCAATTTAATAAATTCTAATATGAATGGTTTGAGCATATTATTATCATTAGCGGTAACTATTACAGTTTTCAATTCTTTAAAACTATTTAACATATGTTTTCTATGGTAAACTGCCAATTGACATGTATCAACAATAGTCAATACATCTGTATCATCTTTATCACCTATATGGTTTTTTGTAGTTAAACTTGCACTACATAATGATCTAGCATATGCTAGTGCACCATTTGCATTTGTTGGTATATTCGTTAATCTTAACATTAACATTTTATAAATGTTAATGTCTACATTAATTTGTTTAATGTATATAATTGGTTCACCATTTAATATAGATTGTATATTCATGTTGACATATGGAGTTGAAATTGTTATTGTACTTGGTAAATATAATGTTGGTGTTAACCAAATTATTGTATCATATTTATTATGAAATTTTAATTTAATTAATGCATGATCCAATGTGTAACCCATGATACTTGATCTTATTATTAAATCATTGCATTCAATAGGTTGTGACAATAAAAATTGATGACGTAATAAATTATTCATTATTAATGTTGTAGCATTTCCATCATAACTATAATTATCATCATTAATTTTTTTATAAAAATTAGAAGTTTCTTTTGTAGGGATTAATCCATAAATAGTATTATTGTATTCCATTAATTTACAGATGATATCAATTGGTATACTTAAAATTTTTAAACCAAAGTTGATTATAGAATTCTTTGGTGGTTCTGTTAACTCTATATCCACTCTTTTAACTTTGACAAATTCTTCTTTAACATTTGTTAAAGGATTAGTTGGTCTTTCTAATATTTGTTTAAAGTTAGATGTGTTGTTAATTGCTAAGTTAATATAATTTTCCCATAATGTAAATGATGTAAAATCATCTGTCATATTAATTAATTTACAATAATGTTGATTTTGCATACTTGGTACATGAGGTAAATATCCTGCATAACAATAATCTATTTTATTGTGTTTTCCAACATCACAAGTTACATAAGATTCAAGAAAATCTAAAACGTAATTGTCATCATTAATTGATGCATTGGAATTTATTTTTAAGTTTGGACTTTCTCTTGTTATATGACTTAATAGGTCATCATTACTTGATTGTAACCATAATATATCTGTTGTCGTATTTGCTAAGGTTAGATTAGATTTCGCTCTTGCACTTAATATCTTATTACCAACTTCAGTCCTTCTGTTAACATGATCTTCTATACTTACATTTAAACCTTTAATGAAATCAAACATATTATTACCAAATATATAATTTGTAATTTTGTGCTTTTCTCCTGTTAATTTTATGTCAGATATTACTAGTTTATACATGTTATTTAATGCACTTAATCTCATTATACCAAACTTCTCTTTATTTTTTTTATTGTATATTATTTCAGTTGTTACTAAATTAGTTAACCAAATTATGGTTTTATTTTTAATATTTAAATTTTTAAAATTAAAAATTACATTGTGCTCATTAAAAAAAATTTGATTAATATCAAAATTTTTAATGTTAAATTTATTCATTATGTATTCTTTGTTTTCTTGTTTAATACTTTCACATGTTAAATTTTCAATATTATTGAATGCAAATTCCCAAGCTTTACTTAATCTTTCATTAATCATCATTAAATTAATTGACATTGAAGTTTCTATTGTTCCAAAAATTTCTTCATGTTCACCATATTTAAACCAATCAACTATCATGTGAGAATATTCACTATTATTAATTTTATAATTTCTATATACCAATGTACTGTATTGACTTGATATGTTCATTATAGCATCTTTGTATTTAAAAGTTAATCCACAACATAATGGGCAACCATAATGTTTTATAAATGAGAAATTACCATTATATGTAACAATATTAACTTCATTATTAATTGTAGCCTCAGATAACCAAGCTAATACACGTATTCTGCTTAATTGTGAAAAAGATGTCATAATCCCTCTGTTTATTTGATTATTTGAAAAATTGTCAATTTTATCATGTATCATATATTCTGCAATTATTAATGGTTTTTGTAAAATTTTAACATTATCTTCAGTAACTTCTAATTCTATTAACCCTACACTAGTTGTTGTTTTAACATTATATATATCATTTTTCCTTTTTTCTACTGTTAAAGTTGCATTTTCATTTTTTGCTATATCATTTATTTGTGATTGTTGAGGGTTTTTAATATGTTCATCTAACATTTCTATATAAACTTTATATTTACCTGATCCTGATTTAACTGCACATTGTTCTATGGATGTTATTGATGGACTACCCATAGTCACTATTATTAAATGATCAGTTGCTCTTGTCATAGCTGATATTAAATAATTTTTGTTTCCATTTAGACCCCAAGCTCCAAGTGAATTTGATTTAAGTATTAACATAACTCTACTTTGTTCAGTACCTTGACTTGAATGAGTTGTATTGACTGTTATATCTGATATAATTGATTCATTTAAATCAGAATTTTCTATAGCTTTTGATATCATTTTTTTTGTTTCTTGATACATGGTTAAAATTAATTTTGGTTTATAAAACCTAATTAATTCTATTAATGATTCTATATTTGAATCTATATTAATATAATTATAAGAGTCTGTAATTTTATCATTAAATTCAAATTTAGGTAATAAAAATTTCACATTTTGTCCTATGGCTGGACCTATTCTATATGAATTCCATTTTTCTTCATATTTACCATATAGTTTAACTAGTTCAATTAGATTTATTGTTTCCCTTATACCACCTTCTGGTGCCATATCTACATGACCTATCTGTGCAGAATCTCCATAAACTATTATTTTTTTAATATTATCTTTTTTTGCTTTAATTAATATGATATAATCTATCATAGTTGCTTCATCTATATGTAAAGTTGTAATATTGGTTGGTATCATTGATGTCATATATTTTTCTACACTATAAATCAAGCCTAAATTTGGATGTGTTTGTTTTAATTTTTCTAATCTTCTTTTAGCTTCTGTAGTCTGACATATTGCCAATGAGTTAATATTCATTTGTTTAATTAATGTTGTGGATTTACCACTACCTGGTACACCTAATATACCTTCACTATTCTTAAGCAATTTAACAATTTCATTTTTTTGAGGTAATTTATCAGCCATTAAATATATTTGTCTTAATAAAGAACCTGTACTTATTTTGAATTCAGTTACATTAATAATATTTGGTATTGAAAATTTTGTATCTATTGATAATAATGCTTTATTGTTAATGATTTTTTTAACAAATACCACCAATCTTGTTTTTTCTTTATTCCTTTGGAATGCTATCATAATATAATCAAAAGTTTTTAATATATAATTACTTGAGTCAATCCAGTATCCACTTTTTGTTTTAGTAATTGAACATGATTTTGTAAATTTAGCTAATTGTGATAAATTATCATTATTTAAATTAATATTTTTAATTATATTAATTTGATTAACTAATGATTTAATTCTTTCATCACAATCTGCTTCAATATTTTCAGGTAACTCATGTTTAATATTTCTAATTTCTAATTTTGGGGATATTTGTGTTGAACTAGCTAATTCTTCCATTAATGGTTTAATAGATTTTCTACATATAAAATTAATTAATCCTGAAGATATATCATTTTTGTTATTTTTTTTTGGAAATTGAAATCTAAAAAAATCATTATCTATTGTAATTATATTAAAATTTAAACTATTTTCATATTCTATATTATTATAATAATTACAAATATTACTACTCAACATTAAATTATAAGTGACATCTGTTATTTCAGCAACATCATTACATGTATTGTTAAATCCTTCAACTATCAGATAATTATTAATGTCATCTATATGTAATGATTGATGTGTTAATAATAATCTTGGTTTTTCATTTATCTCTATTCTTCCATGAACATAATGCTCATAATTAAATTCATCATTTAACATTGAACAATGTATAATAGGATAGTAATAATCATTGTCTGTTTTACTATGAACTATCGTTGCTTGGTATTCAGTTAACATTATTATATTTATTTTTTTTTCATAACAATAATATTCTATAGCTTCTGTTGAAAAATTATTAAACTCTTTTGTTACATTTCTAAAATCTTGTAGAGTTATCATTATATCTTCATTTAATGCAGATTTTAAAGCTTGATAACCACAAACATTTACTTCCTCATTAGTTTGATCTACCCAATTAAGTATTTTGAAACAATTAGGTATATTTATAATACCATATGGTACATAAGGCATATAATATTTGTAATCATTTTCTACTATTATTGAATTATTTTTAATTTGAGTTGATTTATAATCTGATATAGTTTGAATAAAAGTTATTGGTAAATGTAAAATGTCACTAATTTGTGCAGTTGGTAATCCTGGAATTAATTTTTTATTTTTAACATCTTCATTTAATGAATGAGTTAAATCCTCTAATTTTGTATTCTTAATTGGTTTGACAAATTCTTTTGTAATTAAATTTGTTTGAGTTTTAGGTTCAATAGTATTCTTAATTGTTAAATCTGGTTTCTTTGGCTTAGATAATGATTTGTCTTGTTTATTTACTCTAATTTTTTGTTGGTAATAATTTAATTTTTTTTCAGTATTAATTTCCTTTTCAACTAAATTTTCAGCATTTGTATTAATTATTTGGCATAATTCTATTGGTGTACAATAATAACACAAATTATTTAATGAATTCAATCCACAGCATTCACATGTGTTATCTCCACCAGAGTTAATTACTGTTATTATATTGTGATGATTACATAAATAATGATTAAATTTAACTAAAGTTGTATTTTCTATATTTGTTATATTTAACTTTTCTTTATTTAATAATCTACTGTTTCTTATTATTCTATCCCAATATTTAAAATCACCTAATTGTACTATCCATTTTTCTAAATTAATTTGTGATATTATATTATTAATGTCTAGAATATTATATCTTTCCATTACATTATTTATTAATTTACTAGCTACATCTAATATTATTTTTTGTATTTCATTAGTGAATCCTATTAATAATCCTCTAAATGGTCCTAAATAATCTAAAACTTGATTAAATTTAACAGATAAATTTGCAACGTTATTATGATTCATCATAATTGATTGGCAAATTATAACATGTAAATCTATGTCACTATAAGTTATATCATTAGGTTTAATTCTTGTTCCTGAAATATTATATGTTGTATTTGCAAATGCAACTGCATATTGAGTTAATTGTTCTGCCATTACATCACCAGACATGTTTCTTTGACATAATGTTCTTAATAATTTTGGTTTCAATTTAAATGTTTTTTTTTCCAAGTTAAATAAATTCCAATTACCCATATGTGATAATTCATTTGGCAATGACAAATTAATTTCCATATTATCTTCTATTTTAACATTTAATACAGTGTCTAACACATTTAATGTTATATTAGATAATACTAAGTGATGTATTTCTACATAAATTCCTTTATGTATTATTTTATTAGTTATAGATATATTTCCATAAATTATTATATCTTGTTTCAATAAATCATATGTATGAGAATTAATTGTTAAGCAATCAGGCTTATTATCTACATATATATTATAGTTATAATCTTCATCTATTGTAATTTTTCCTGTTCCATCACTCAATGTATCATTTATTGTTGCCAATTTTATTACATATAATTGTTTAAAATTATTTAATAATTGTAATAATTCATGTTTAGTGCATAAAGCTTCTCCTAATACAGTTGTTCCTACAGTATCTGTTGAATCTTTTAAATGAAGTTTTGTTAACCATTCAACTGAATTAATGAATTTATTTGTTTTAATATTATTTTGTACAGTAGTTTTCATAAATATTAAATTATAATCCATTAAAGCCATATTTAACCATAATTGTGCCATTGACAATTCAGTGACTAAAATTGGATTACAACTATTTAATGAATTTGAAGTTTTAATGTTGAATCCTGGATAATGTAAACTTAATATATGTTTTTCCATTAATCCTATATTTGGAGGTGCTATTACAGAAAACACCGCTATTGTTCTTAATAGTTTTGTAACTATATTATTATCATTTTCTATCAATTTTTCCTTTGTAGTTTGATCTAGTTTGTCAAATGTGTCACCATAACCAACTGTCATTAGTTGATCTAATATAGATTTTCCAAATATATAACCTAAATCTGTTGTTTGCATTGGATAAATTGCTGGATCTAATATTATTTCTATTTCGTATCCTAAATCTTCCCAACAAATAGGGCATCTATATATAGAATCATAATAATCCATATCATCATCATTCCATGTTCCTGGTTTGATGTCATCATTACTAAAACAATTGTATATACTTTTTGGACACATAAAATTTTTATCAATTCCTCGTCTCTTATTAATTATAATTATTTCTTCTTTTGAATAATCTAGTTTATTATCATTAACATCTTTATAATAATTTGTGGAATCAATTGATTTTGCAGAGATTTGTGATAAATAACAATAACTTTTACAATGTGTACATTTATAAACAGGTCTAGGTTCAGCAATATCACATATATAAACATGATTAAATTTGCTTATGTGTTTAATTGTATTAAATTTATTTTCTGAATATTTTCTGAATTTATCCATTGTTCCAAATCTTTTTCCAATGGTTTCTAATAATTCTTTAATTAATAATGATGCATTTAATTTGAATTTTTTGATATCATCAATTGTGGGCAAAGGATCAATTTCATCTTCATAAATAGCACCTATTTCTAAACAATATAATTCTTCTTCTGTTCTTTGCATTAAAATTGATCCTGTATGATTTGAGTAATCTTCATCTATTATAAATTTATTATCAAATTTAAAGTCAATTAATAAAGGTGAAGGTATATTTTTAATTAATAATTCATCATTTTTAAATCTAAATAACATCTTTTGAATTGTATTATAATCTAATGCATTGACATTATAATTATTTGGACCTAATATATCATAATTAACGTTGTTATTATATTCATCTCTAAATGATAAATAAATTGGTTCAAATTTATTTGATCTATAAATTGGCCTCAAAGGTGTAGAACCTTTTCGCTTAATTAAAGTTGCATTACGTGGTAATGAACTATTAATAAAGCTTTGTTTTAAAACTTTATTTATTTTTTTGTCGTTGTCCAATTTTTCTGTGATTACATTTATTTTACTTTTATTAAGATGTTTT